TGGCCGGACCCTGGCCGGACCCTGGCCGGACCCTAGCCGGACCCTAGCCGGACCCTGATTTCTTTTTCCGATACTTCCGTTTTTGCCTGCAAGCATTGCTGCACGTTTCTGCCCGAGCCAATGCATGAAACACCGCGCCGCAGATGACGCAATGTTTGTCAGCCGTCTTCCTCATGCTTGCAAGTTGCTGCGCTGCGTTCATATGGATTCCACCATTTGAATTCTTTTCCCGATCCAATTCATCACTGGGACTGCCATTGAGTTCCCAAGTGCCTTGTATCTAGGACCATCTGGGCATTGGTCCGCGGTTTTGTTTCGCCATGGAATCATGGTGTAGTCATCTGGAAATCCCTGCAGGCGCTCGCACTCTGTTGGAGTGAGGCGGCGGACTTGCATCCCAATTCGCACTCCGGTCTGGATGTTTGAAGTATCGTTAGGCGCTTGTGCATTCAACGTCGGTGCGTACTCTCGCTCCCACGCATAGCTGTTGGCTTGTTCGCTTGCAGTGAATGCCACTGCAATGCCAACACCGCCCTGCTTTCTGGTCACATCCGCCCCGGTGCAATCAAGCGTCCTCGACACGTCAATCGTGTTGACGTGCGCAACGTCCTGCCCTGATTTGTCTCCTCCGCAATAACCCGGAGCTACGCTGAATGCCAGATATGTCTGCTGCTTCGCCCCCGGCTCAGCGGCTAACGCGCCTGCCACATGAAGCGTGCGGACCTCGTCGCGCTGGTTCTGCGTGGGAATCAGCGTCTCCGTCTCCGCGTCCTGCCTGCCCATCCCCCCCGCGTTGAGGCATAGGCTTAGGGACGGCAAATATTCTGCCGGTGTAGGCGTCCTGTCCGTTGAGCCCCCCCCCATGTGAGCGCCATCTGTCAACGCGCCGACCGTTTGCGGGATCAACCCGCCATCGCAGTCGAAGTCGGTGCCGAGCCCACCGCCTGCAGTGCTGCGCGCAGGGATGGTGGGAGCTGCTTTCCCCGTTTCTCGGCTCGGCGCAGGATTCCCTGACAAGCTGTGGCGCTCAAAAAGAACCGCTGCGGCACGTCGCCAGTCTCCAGCGTGTCCGACAACGAACACACGGCGGCGGCGCTGGGCCACTCCAAAGTATTGAGCGTCAAGAATTCGGTAGGCGAACCCATACCTGAGTTCTGCCAGCATTCCGAGGAAGGAGCCAAAGTCCCGTCCTCCGTTGCTCGACAAGACGCCGGGGACGTTCTCCCAAACCAGCCACTTGGGGCGTAGGCGTTGAGCAAGCGCACCGAACCCCAGCATGAGGTTGCCACGCGGGTCTGCCAGTCCTTTTCGGAGTCCTGCGACTGAGAAGGATTGGCAGGGAGTTCCTCCGACAAGAACATCGATTGCTGCATATTGGCCGGTCTCAATGGTAGTGAAGTCACCGTGCAGGGGGACCTCTGGGTAGTGGTGTGAAAGCACTGCGCGCGGAAACTTTTCAATCTCAGAAAAAAATGCTGGCTTCCATCCGAGCGGATGCCATGCGGCAGTAGCGGCTTCAATGCCTGAGCAGACGCTGCCATAGATCATGGCTTCACCTTCGGCTTAATCGCCGCATACAAATTCCGAATGATGGTCGAGCTTGTATCTCGATTCACAACCCGAACGGTCGGCACCAGCAGAAACTGGGTTTTCTTGATTTTGGTCTTATCGATCAGTAACCAGGCAGGCACGTAACGGTTGTTCTTCTTGATCAGGATCCACTGGATTCCTGCCCTACGCCCAGTGACCTTGAGCGTTTTGAATGCACTGGATGTCGAAACCCACACCCTGCGAACAACCCCGCCTCGTTTCAGTTCTCGGCGCACGCCGGATTGACGGTGTGATTCAACGCCAGCCTTGGCCTTCGGTGTCTGCACTACCGTGCCCAACAGGGCTTTCGGTTTCATCACATTGGGAATTAACGCCCGCCGATCAGGGAAGGTTGTCTTCCACGGGACCGCGACATGGGTGCCGGTTTCAGCGGTCTTGATCCCGCCGAACTCCTGCCTGGTCATAAACGGTCGCCTTCCGCCCGAGTCAACGGAGTAAACCGCAGACCAGAGTCCGCTTTTGGTGGCGGTCTTCACGCGGATGCCTTGCGACACCCATGGGCGGCGGATGATGAAGCTTTTGGGCAGATCGGCCCGCACGGCACTCTGGGACTTCAGCGCGAGGTCGGTGAGCGACTTCGCGATAGCAAACCGGAAGTTCGATGCACTCATTTTCTGATTGAAAGATGCCCGCGCTCGACGCATGGCCGGACCCAGATCCAATTTCATTTCAGCGGGCATTGCGGTTCTCCGGGTTGGGCATGATGACGCACTGGTACTGGTGGGTGATGCCGTTCGCGTCGATGTAGTGTTCGCCGCACCCCGCTGCCCACTCGATCAGGACAACCGCGAGCAGCACTCCAAGCAGCGCGAACAACAGCGTAGCGAAAACTTTCTCAGACAGGGACTCTTTCATGGCCGGACCTCGATGTGGATGATGCAATGACACACTAGCACACCCGCAGACAGTGTCAAATCATTTGCTAACGGTCAAAAAATGACCGTAAGTAAAACGTAAGTTGCAAGTCATTGTTTTTAAAGGTCTCTTACACTACTTACACTTCTAACAGTGATATATATATATATAAGGGGTTATGTTTGTGTGAGGTTATACTTTTGTGTGTGTGTGTTTCCTATATATATATTATGTTTCCGCGTTAGAAACGTAAGTACCGTTAGATCATTGATTCTAAAGGCGTTTTTTCTAACGCTTCTTACGCTTCTTACGCTTTTGTTCACTCACAAGCGCACCCATGTCGCTCTCGACTCTGATCCGGAGAACCCGAAATACTGAACTCCGGAAGCTCTCGCGTCGGGCAGGCGGCGCAGAATTTTTCCCCAGGACACGCTCCACGGGGTGGCTTTGAGCAGTCTGCGGATCCCGTCTGCCGTGTTTGAGATGTGGATTCCCCCATCCTCGACCCTGATCCCGATGCGTCCCAACGACCTCGATGCGAAGTCAGAATCGAACTGATTCGCCTTGATCTCATCAATCAGCTCACCGACTGTACGGTCACGCTGGCCGGTTCCCGTCTGGATTTTGATCTGCTGCTGTAGCAGATAGTCGATCAGGTTTTTCTCATCTGACTGCGACAAAACCTCGGACTTGGCATCGCCCCAATCGCGCTCTGCCACCCATGCCGCAGCCTCCTCAAACGTCACCAGATCATCACTGCGGAGCGACCATGCGCCGGCCAATAAGGTGCCGATTTGATCCCCGGCGCGCTGTTCACCCATGACCGCAGCGACTGCGCGCGCGAATACCCCGGCGTTTGCGCGAATCACACCAGAGAGCCGGATGGATCGAGCATAAAACCTCGCGATGAAGGAATCTGTCAGGAGGTGAGCTTCGGCAGCGAGCAGGGTTTCAAACGGTGTCACGCGGCGATCCTGGCGAAGCTCCACCACCGTCACGCGGCTCCGGTCGGACTGTTGCACCAGACTCGCGTTGATGGAGCTGAACGCGAAGCAAGATCGGATCTGGAAGGACTGTGCAGTGCCACTGACGGTGCCCTTGGCGATGCGGCCACCCGTCTCGCTCGATGACTGCCTGACCAGCGTCAGGATGCGCTGGAGGCGATCCTGCGACCGCTGGTCCTCGCCCTCGGCCTCATCGAACAGCACTGGTAGGGCATCATGCCGCAGACTCTGCCGGACCCCGGCTTCGGTGGTCTCACTAACAACAAACAGGCAGTTGTCTCCCAAAATTGGCCTGATGATCTGAGACATAACATGGGACTTGCCGGACCCCTTGGATCCAACCACCCAAACGTGCGGCCTCCAAGGAAGAACGCCCCCAACGTGCGCGAGGGCGCACCAACCCGCGATGTACAGCGAGTCCATGTCGGTGGCCCATGGCAGCATCGATACCAGATCCAGAAACGATGAGGCTTCCGCAACCGTGAGTGGAGAATCGATCTCGGCGCGCATGGGGATGGCGCGCTCGTACACCCACCGACTCTGAATCGCAATGGGAGCCATGGGCGTCCGATCCACGTAAAGTCGGTCGCCGCAGTGTAGGACGATCCGATCATCGTCCCACCAGGCACCGCGACCTCGCAGTATCTCAGGGCTGAAAATACCCCGCCTCGCGCACATCCGCATCATGGTGTCGGCTGCCGTATCCCAATCGGTGCCGGTTTTGGCGGGGAACTCACGCTGCCAGTATTGTTGGGGAGCGATGGTGAACAGGTTCATCTTGGTATGCGCCGGACCTGTAAGCGCGATGACCTGTTGGGTTTCCAGGCTAAGGTAGTAATAGGTTCCTGCGTTAAACCCTAACGGTCGGAAAGGCGTCTCAGCGAACGCATCACTTTCGACGGCAGCATCAACAGTTCCAGCAGGATTCTGATCGACATCACCAGGATCAAAATGGGGAGCGAGGCGGCACAGACCAGCAAGGTCAGTCCGAGAATTGCCAGCGGATAGCCAATCCGAGACATCGCCCTTCGCCGGCAGATCGGGCAGCGCAACGATGCGAATGGTTTTTGCGATGCCGTGGAGCATTCCGGCGACCAGATTTGCGTGATCAATTCCAGGTTGATCATTGTCTGGAAGGATGATGATGTTTCGATCTCGGAGTTCCACGCTATAGGCGGAATCCCACTTTCCTGCCCCGCCTGCGTTGCATGTCGCGACACAACCAATCGCAGCGAGGGCTTGGACATCTTTTTCACCTTCGACGATAAAAATGGCTTTTGATGGATCCGCAGACCGCACCGCAGGAAGATTGAAGAGTATGCGCTCGGATTTTGGCACCGACCAAGACCATCCCCCGGCACCGTCTGGTCGCCGCTGCCGGAAGTCCTTTGGCTCGTACCTCACCACCTGGAAACGGATGGCACCTGTGTCAGGATCGATATAGTCGTAGGTCGCGCGGATCTCGCGTTTCGCCGGTTTCGGCTTCGACTCCCAGAGTCCGCGAGCCTTCAGAGTGTCTATGACCACCTCCTGCGAGCAACCGGCATGGCAGTGAACCAGCACCTTGCCTGCGGAGTCGCTTAGGCTGAGAGAAGGACTCTGATCATCGTGCGATGGGCAGAGAGCCACCCAACCCCCTCCGGACCCTGACCGTGCCTTGCCGAGAGCTTCGGCAATCCCCTGTGCGTCCATGAATCCTCCAAATTCTGGCAAGCCGATCCCGTGCCCGCCTGAGCGGGCTTTCGATCATGTTGATCAGGCTTGGTGTTTTTCGGCTAACTGGTGCAGCAGCACCAGCGTCGGGCCAGCGGCGGAAGTCCTGCCACTCTCCCAATTGTTCACCGTCTGCCTGGTGACAGCAAGCTGCATCGCAAACTGAGAGATGTTGAGATTCATCGCAGTGCGAATTGCGCGAACACGATCCCGGCAGATTGGATCAAGGTTTTTTTCCATTGCGCTTCCCCAGGCATGACGCACACATCGTGCGCCTTGGTGTTTTTCGCTTGTCTGCAACGGGCCTCCTTATCCTGCACCCAGTGCAGAAGAAGGTGCCCAGTGCCAGTTCGTCTCCACGGCTGACATCATTTCTTATACGTGACACTTTTAGCCTCAAACAGCATGGAGTTGAACACATCCGGAGAAACCTTAGCGATTTCTTCCGAGATGATTGTGGACATGATGAGGATGTCGATTGGTGAACTTTGGAGTCTCTCCCAAAGGCAATCGGCAATCCATTCACTTACCTCAATCACTTGTGGATCGTAGCCCTGAGCTGGACCACACGTAGGACACATCGAATCACCACACATACAAGGCATGACAGTCTCCTCCTATTCAATCACTATGGAAATTTCCGGATACGCGCACAGAGTCCACAACCAAATCATCATGGAGCCAAATAAAAAATCGACCAGTGTCATTTGAACCCCGCCCGTTTCTCATGGCATGACATGCACTTGATCCTGGGTTTTGTCTGGTAGAGATTTTCTGTTGACCGCTCGCGCGAACAGTAAACACAAAAAACGGTACGGACATTTTTGATGTATGCGCTCTGGACTTCTCTGCTCAATTTTTTGCTCATGTTTTCTGCTCTTTGAACTGGAAAGTATTACTTACCAGTTGCCCTCACCTTCTTTGAATTGTGGAGTTTGCAGATTGACTGTGCCCTTCTAGCTATCGTTGAGTGGTGTATGCACCAGTCGTTGTATTTGGTGAATGGCGAGCCTTTGGGGTGGCCCGCATTACTGTGGTACACACAGCCCTTGCAATGGGCTGACTTGGTCATGCGTCGCCCCTTGCGCGGATGGCGGCGGCGCAATGGCCGACATTCCACCAATCACACACTTTCGCGCACGCCTCGCGCTCTGCAGTGGCGACTAGTTCGCACAAGCGCCAAATAGCCTCCCCGGTCACAACAATCCCAGCCTCCCGCGCTATGCGGATGATGTCTTCGCGGTTCATGCGTCACCCCGTGCGCGAATTGCCCTAGCGCAATCCATGCATCCCTCGTTATATTCCAGCTCGCTCCACGCAGCCGTAACTTGCTCACAAACTGAAGCACACTGTTCTCGCTCAATCTGGATCAGGCGCTCGGCGAACAACTGGAAGTGCGCCTCAATGCCCCAGCTTTGATAGCGCGGAGCAGTCTCAGCAATGAGAATCGCAATTTCATCGCGGGTCATTTCCGATCTCCCGCGATATACCTGTCGAAGTATTCCAGGCTTTGCTCATTCGATGCTTCATACAGCAACTTTTTTCTCTCAAGGTGCCTTCGCGTAGTACAGACAACGCAGCTTTTGCTGCTCGTATACCGGACCACTCCTCCGCAGATCCTACAAGGCTCGCTGGCGTATTTCCTGTGGCCGCGCTCTTTTGCATCCCGATATGAACTCATTCGATGAACTCCAACAACAGTCTCAGTCTTGAGAGGAGTCGGTATTCATGGTCGCGATCCTCTTTCTCCAGACCGCGATGACAAATCCGCTCCTCCGTTCTTAGGATCGCCGCGCGCACCAACGAAGGTGAAGCGCACTTCTCCAACTCATCTGAACTCAGCGATGGTTTTGGCCTGTTCAGACTGCCAGGTCTTCGACCCATGTTTGCCACCCTAGCGGAAAATGGTTTGTCATTCAACCCCTGCCTTCGACGCCTGCCAGAGCATCGTCCACCGACCTGGCTACGACAGCGATCCCGCCATCCGCAGCCAGAGCATCGATGAACGCTTGCTGTTCTTCGGACACTCTGCCGCGAGGCGTTTTGACCTCAATCGCCGTGAAAACCGCGATGTTCGATCCGACCATCTCTGGAGTAACCGTCACGCGCCGCCAGCCGATCAGATCGGCAGAACCTCGGCATAGGCCAGCCTGCAAGGGTCGAGGATTGTGGATCCACATCTCCTGCCCGCGCCGGTGTATCTCTCCGATCCACGCCTGTCCGACGTTGTTCCGGAACAGCGTGACAGTGCGTCCTAAGGCCAGCCTGATGCGTTGCAGCAGTTCAGACTCTGTCACCCGCACCGTTCTCCGAATCTGCATCCGGCCTCAAGGCAGGCATCGCAGAGAGCATATCGAGACAAGCTTCCATCAGGCTCGCGCCGAACCAGAACCGCATGATCATCCCCAGTGGAGATATCTCGCCTGCATGATTCGCAGGAGGTGACCTCGGTAAACTCAGAACGGGATGTCATCGTCTTCTGCCCTCGGCGGTTGAGATGCCTGATGTTCAGCAACCGACTTCGGTTTGAACAGCGATACGATCAGAGAATCGCGGTCGGCGTTACCAGGGACTCCAGCCGGATTGAACGTCCGCTTCAGCATCAGGTAGGGGCCATTGTCCCCCTCCATGACAACCCCGATGTTCTCGTATCGGTTTCTTTGAGTCCCAGTGTTGTCCGTGTATGACCCAGTTTTGACGGCTGCGTCGTAAAGTTTCTTCGCCATTCATTTTCCTCCTACCCAAATTTCCGCGAACGTGCGGCGTGAACATGATAAGCCCAAGCGCGAGGGTTCTTGTAGCGTCTCGCGATTGCAAGATTGATCAACTGATCCAGTGTTTTAGCTCCAGCTTGCTCGCGCTTTTTCTCGCGTTGCTCAAGGTTAGCAATCTCTTCCAGATCACCCTTCTTCTCATCAATTTTGCGAGATTGGATTTCCACTGGCTTTTGACAGACCGGACATTCCCGCAGTCGCGAGGAGAACGCAGCGAAACATTGTTTGCACTGCCTGACTGTGACCGCGGGCGTTTCGCGTTCTGACTTTGGCTTTGGTTGAGAATCAAGCGACCAGGTTCTGATGTCTGCTGGCAGACCGTGTCGAAAGCAGTTTCCAGCATGGTCAAGAATGATCGCTTCTGATTTGCCGGGATATGTCCTCAGCGCGCGCCCAACCTGTTGGAGGTAAAGCGATGTCGATTGAGTAGGTCGCAGCAGGATTGCGGCTTCAATTGCCGGAGCGTCGAATCCTTCGCCAAACAGTTCGACGTTTGAGACCACCTTCACCTCGCCTGATTTGAATCTGGCAAGCGTGCGGTCACGCTCCGATTTCTCGGTGGTGCCATCAAGATGCTCTGCGGTTACTCCAGCCTGTCTGAATGCCTCTACGATGTGATTGGAATGTTTGACAGACGCCGCGAACACGATGGCGCGCTTTCCGGCGCACAGACGCTGGTAATGGGACACGGCGTCGCCAGTGATGGATGGGCGATCCATTGCATCAACAACGTCACTGGTCACATAGTCGCCCGCGCGAGTGGCTGCGCTCGACATGTCCGGTTGGGACGGCGCGAAGAGTCGGTATGGAGACAACATGCCCTCTGAGATCAACGATGCCGTCGTTGGCCCCTGTACCATCTCAGAAAACCATTCGCGCAAGCCGCGTCCATCGAGTCTCGTCGGAGTAGCAGTTAATCCGATATGCAGTGCGCCTGGAAACCTGCTGTAGATTTTTGACCAGGACTCTGACGCGATGTGGTGAGCCTCATCCCACATGATCAGGTCTGGCTCAGGAACGGATTCAATGCGCCTGGTCAACGTCTGGATCCCACAAATCTGCACTGGCGCGCGAGTCTGTGAGAATCCGGCAGAGATAATGCCGTGCTGAACGCCGACCGAATCGAACGTCCGGCTGGACTGCGTGATCAGCTCGCGACGATGAACAACGAACCAGCATGATCTGCCTCGCGTTGATGCTTGGGCCAGCATCCATGCCGCCATGACGGTTTTGCCAGCCCCTGTCGGTGCAACCATCAGAACGGCGCGATTGCCCCCGGCGATGCTGCGGCGCGCGGCATCGACCAGCGTTTTCTGATAGTCACGCAGTTCAAACGTCATGTCAGGTCACGGTGCGTCACGGGCGTTGCAAGGAAGCGCAAAACGTGTTCTCATGGTATGGCAAATGGCTTTACCTTGAATGTCATTTGCGTGAACCACAATGTCTCAGGAGGACATATGAAGCAGGGAATCCACACTGGCATCTCAAATGAGGAGTATCACGCGGGCAGCGCGATCTCCAAGAGCGGACTCGATCTGATTGCTCGATCTCCGCTGCACTACTGGGCGGCAAACCTCGATCCAAATCGGGAACCGCGCGAAGAAACCCCGGCAATGGCGTTTGGCACGGCAGTCCACACCGCGATTTTGGAGCCGGAAACATATCGGGATCGTTATGTGGTGATGCCCAAAGTGGATCGCCGCACCAAGGAAGGCAAAGCGATTGCGGAAGCGTTTGAGGCTCAGGCCGCCGAAAACAACGCTCAACTCATCTCGCAAGTTGATGATGAAAAGATCGACCGCATCATGCACTCAGTCCACGATCATCCTGTTGCGAAGAAGCTTTTGGCGACAGGTATCGCTGAGGTCAGTGCGTATTGGACTGATTCTGAGACGGGTGTCGAATGCCGAGTGCGCCCCGATTGGCTGATTGCGGATCCGCTTGCCATCGTTGACGTTAAGACTACGCAGGATGGCAGCCTAGAAGGTTTCCGCGCTTCCTCTTGGAGGTGGCGCTATCACACACAGGCTGCGTTCTACCTTGATGGCATTGCTGCTGCGACCGGAGAGAGACCAGACAGTTTCATGTTTTTGGTGGTAGAAAAGGACGCTCCCTTCGCAGTGTCTGTTTTCTACGCCGATCCCGAGTTTCTGATCGCTGGTCGAGAGGAATATCGACGCTGCCTCCGAATCTATGCGGAGTGTCTGGCCTCCGGAAAATGGCCGGGATACTCAACTGATATTCGCGCGGTCGGGCTTCCAAAGTGGGCGCTTGTCGGAGGTGCAGAATGAGTACGCTCAAAATTCGGAAAGCGCAGCGAGAGGGCGCGCGAGTTCTGATTGGGTTGGCTGGCGTGTCAGGTTCTGGCAAGACCTACACCGCGCTCCAGGTTGCCTGCGGGCTGGCGCGCGGCAAAGCTAGCAAGGTGGGTATGCTTGATACTGAAAATCGCCGCGGCAGTCTGTACGCGGACATTCTGGGCGAACCGTTCCTGATCGGTGATTTGCTGCCCCCGTTTAGTCCGGAACGGTACGTTGCGGCTATCCGCGAGTTTGCAGACGCTGGCGTGGATGTCTTGGTGGTGGACTCCATGTCACATGAGTGGGAAGGCACGGGAGGCTGCGAGGACATCGCGAACGCCGAGCGGAACTCAGTGGTAGGCTGGAAGCGGGCAAAGTTGCAGCACAAGGCCATGATGCAAGCTCTCCTGCAATGTCCAATGGATGTGATCGTCTGTTTGCGCGCTCGCGAGAAGGTCGATTTCTCTGATCCAAAAGCACCTCGCAGCCTCGGTGTTCAGCCGATCTGTGAGAAGAACTTTCTGTTTGAGATGACCGCGAGCTTGCTTATGGAAGCCTCTGGTGAAAAACAGACGGTGCTGAAATGCCCCGCCGATCTGGTGCCGATTTTGGGTCGAGGACATGGGTTTCTGGGTCAGCAAGACGGCGCGGATCTGCGCGCTTGGATAGATGGGGCGAAGCCCGTGTCGGCGTCGATTACGCGGCACAGGAACGTCCTTGAGGCGGCCTGCGAACAGGGCACTGCTGCGTTGAGGGCAGCCTGGGAGGCCACACCCGCCTCGGTTAAGAAGACACTGGGGCAGGCAACGCTTGAGGCACTGAAAGCCTCTGCATCTGCCTTTGAAAAGTCCGGCAAACCGGATGCTCCGGAGTCTGTGAGCAAATTTGCAGTGGGTGGCGACGATGACGGGTTGTGAGGTTTTGCTCACACCCCAGCAAGTAAGCGAACGCTACGCTGGATCCATTAGCGTTCGCACACTGGCAAATTGGCGAACGCAGGGAGACGGTCCAGCCTACGTGAAAATAGGCGCGAAGGTTTTGTACCGAATGGCCGACATTGAATCTTGGGAGGCTCGCCGTCGCCGTCCAATCGTGTAGAATGCGCGTAACCGGCTGACAGTCCCGGTCACTTTGCCCCGCCTAGTGCGGGGTTTTTTTTGGGTGCCAGCGACCCCGACGCTCCAGCAGGAGGAGAACCTTCGCGCCGGGGCCGCTAGCTATTTTGGGAAACCGTTACGAAGCGTCATCGACAAAATGGCAGTCAACGCGAGTTGGGCAGCCTGGGCTGCATCAACGTCACCGACCAGGTACGAAGCCAGCGCACCAACGATGCCGAGGCTTCCCATCACGTAGGTCTTTTTTCCAGCCAGCATGATTTCTACTCCTTCAGTGTTCTCAACCACTCTGCCACATCGAACGACGGGCACGCTTTCTTCCACTCGTAGTGATCTACGCGCCCGTTCCCGTCGAGATCCGCGTACCAATCCCGGTGTCCGCGCACGATGATGCCAGGCGCGATCTTTCGGTAGTGGCGCACCAATCCTGCCAACCCTTTGATCTGAGCCTCTGTGCGCGTGTCCTGTGGACGTTTCATATCAATGGACATGCCGCCCACATAGCAGATGCCAATGTTGCCGGTGTTGTGATTGGCAACGTGCGCGCCTCGCTCAGAATCTGGCAGTGTGCGATAGGCAAACCCGTCAATCTCAACTACCCAGTGATAGCTCACTTGATTGAACTTGGCTTGATCCCAGGCAGAAATTTGCTGGTGCGTCACCGCTCGACCGGCGGGTGTAGCGGCGCAGTGAATGGTCAGATATTTGATGGGGCCGAGGAGAGCCATTATCGAGGATTCTCGCGACGATCAACCTTGTGGGCTAGGACGGTTCGCAGATCGTTGAACTGCTTGTCGAGGTACTCGCGCAGGCTTTGGACCTCGGTCTTGTGATCTGACTGTTGGCGTTGCAGAAACTCTATTTCGGTTTCTGCCTTTGCAAGGCGTTCGCGCAACGAAACCCAAACAGAAATGCCACCGGCCAACAGAGTGACAAGCGCAATGATGGTGGCAGCCGTGTCACCAGTTATTGTCATGCCACTCCCCCAATGATAGATGGTCTGATTTTCACCACATTTCCATCACCATTCAATGGGATGAAAAATGGTTTTCATCAGGAGATGACAACGTCAATCGATCTGCTGGCTACGTGAGTTCCAGATTGTGACGCGCCATTTCCGAGTGCCGCCCCGCCAACGGTAGCGGAAACCTGGAATGTGTTTGTGGTGGCTGAGATTACGAAGTATCGGGTGCCAGTTACTAGGCCAGATGGCAGCGCGCCGCTCGTTGTGAACGTGACTCCCTGCCCGTTTGAAAATCCATGTGAGGCAGATGTCCATGTGCATGGGTTTGCCGCGCTAGCAGTGGCGGCAACTGGTCCGCGCGCCCAGCTTGGCAATACTCCAGGCGGGCTAGCAATCACAAATCGACGCCTCGGACGATAGTAAACGGTGTGCGTTCCAGACTGCGTTCCGGATGTGGCGATTGCTGCACCACCTGACGTTGCCGCTACGTTGAACGTGTTGGTAGTTGAACCAACAACAAAATAAACCACCTCTGGCAGCAATCCTGTAGGGAGCGCGCCGGTTGTTCTGAACATCACCATAGATCCGTTTGTCAGCCCGTGCGTTGCGAGAGTGACAACGCCTGGCGTAGCTATGCTGATAGTGGGAGTGCCCGTGTTTGTAGATGCGACCGTGCCGGGATCCGACAGCAGATATGAAACACCATCGAGTTTCAACTGGCTCGCCAATCCGGATGTGGTTGTCCACACCATGTCAAAATTGATCCCGTATCCGCCGATTGAGGTTGTGTAGTACGAAATTTCCGCGATCTGGACTGATTGTCGGCTGGATGGCGTGATCACGCCGGAGCCTGGGTTGTAGAAGTGTCCGTATGCATCAACCGCGAAACCGTAGGCTGCATAAGTAAAAAACGAATAGAGTCCTCCCTGCCCGACCGACATTGCATGAGTGCTGGCTGGAAACCCAGAACCTCCACCGATCAACAGTCCAAGGATTCCTGTCATCAGGTGACTCCGGATCCAGAGATTACCCAATCAGTGGTGCCGACCTTCAGAATGGTAGCAAGCCCCCAACCGGCTAAAGTTCTCGCTCCGGTGTTGGTGGTTCCTGCCTGTCTAAGGGTGTCGGTGGTGATCGCAATGTTCTGTGCGCTTGCGGAGTTATTGAAGATGCCGATGGTGGTTCCAATCGGAAACGCAACTGTCGCGTTGGCGGGAATGGTTACTCCGCCAGTGGTGATTGAGATGTGCTTACCTCGATCACTCAGAACTAGTTGGTATGCCGCAGATCGCGCGTTTTGAGGCAGCTCACGGTAGCCAATTGCGTAGGCATTCAAAGACTCGTCTACAACGGTTGATGCGCTTGCAAGACCGCTGATGGTTTTGTTGGTAAGCGTGTCAACGGTATTCCAGCCGATCAGCGTTGTTGTTGCGTTGGGCAACAAAAGCGTTCCGGTTCCGGCTGAAGCAGTCAGTGTATTACCGTTGATCTTGATCACGTTTGGACCAGCGGTATCGATGGTCTTGTTGGTCAACGTGTTGGTAGATGCGGCAGTGATCACAGAGGATCCTGCGAGCTGGAGACCTACCGAGAAGTTTGCGGTGCCAACACTAAAAGTGGTGGTTCCAGTTGGAAGCGCGATAGTTGTACCGACAAAAGTTACGGTGTCCCCTACCGCATCCCCGAACGTGACGTTTCCAGTGAAATTGATTCCGCCCGAAAAAGTCAGGTTGCCACCAATCGCGGTAGCGTTGGCAAACGTCCATGTGGCCGCGTTGACCGTGACGGTGTCAGCAGATGCATTACCGAGGGTGGTGTTTCCTGTGTTGGAAAACGATGTGCAAGTCACGCCTGTAAGCGCGTAGGTAGTTGCCAGTTCGCCCCAAGCAGTTCCGCTCCATTTCTGCCAGCGGTTGAGACCCGTATCCCATTTCACCGCACCAGTTGGCGGGGATGTAATGGTGCCGCTCGAAAACTGAATCGCGCAGTCTGTGTCGCGAGCAGTCGTTTCGGTCAGATAGTTTGCGTATGTCGATGTCAGAGTAGGTTTAGTCCAATCTGCCATATCAGTAGCCTCTTGCTTGCCAGGAAACAGTGCCAGAAATCCGAACACCAGAACTATTGAAAAGAAGTACTTTGAAAGTGGTCGGGTTTGGCACGCTCACAAAATCGTAAATCGCATATGCGGCTGCGGTGCCGCTGGCTGTTACTTGGATAGACGTTACCGATACAAACGACGCGCTGAACGTAACGGTAGTGCCGCCGACATCCGTACTGACTGCCGCTACTGAACCAAAGTCAGACTTTTGTTTGACATCGATGTTTACAGTGATCGACTTGAACTCGACTATGTCATCGCCACCAGCACCGGAAACATCGTAGCGGTAACGGATGTATCGGAACGCTGTCGCAAAGGCGCTTGCCGTACTTGCGTATTCAGTGTACGGCCCGATCAGTGTATGCGTGCCTGATTGAGTACCAGTGGTTGTGATTGCAGCCCCGCCGCTCGTCAGTGCAAGGTTGAAGGTGTTTGCCGCCGCCCCGACAACGTAATACGTTTTGTTCTGAACCAACCCTGTGGGAAGCGCACCAGTAGTTTTAAGCGTGATTGTCTGTCCGTTAGTAAGACCATGCGCGGTCTTGGTGAACACACCTGGGGCAGCGATGGTGACAGTGAATGTGCCTGCCGCGTTTGCAACACCAAGCGTGCTTGTGACGGTTGAGGATCCAAAACCCTGCACGTAGACGGCATTGACCGTGACCCTTGCTGAAGACAACGTAGTTCCGTAGTCAATGACCTCTTCGTAACTGCCTGCCGTTCCTGTAGGCTGAATAAAATATGTGGATCCAGCGGTCACCTGATCTTGTGGAGTTGTCCACGCGCGAGAAGTGAAGTGCGTTTGAACGGTTTCGGTGGTGTCCACCGCCATCCAGAGGCTTCCTGCCGCTAAAGTTGCATTGGTCAAAGCGCCAGAAAATGTTGATGTCTGGTTGAGGAACAGTTGATAGTCGGGAGGCTGCGCCACCGTAGCAGACACGCTCGATTGCGCTCCCACGTTTCCACCAATGTCTACGCCAGCGATCCAGTAGGTGTACGTTGCTGATGCCGTTTCAAATATGGTTGCGAACGTGCCACTGGAAATTCTTCCGACTACGGTTGCGCCTGCCCATGTAGATCCGCGCCGAATTTCAAAGTAGTCAATCGACAGTGTTGAAACAGGGGTGGTCCAACGCAGCAGGACGTTGTTATCGATGACCTGTGAACTCAGCGTGACTGCGGCGGGAGCGGAAATGGTTGTGGTGACCGCAGCCTCGGTCAAAGAGTAATTCCCTGACGTATCGATAGCCCTGATCAGGTATGTCTGAGAAGATCCAAAAATTGCTCCTATCTTGTAACTGGATGCTCTTACCCGCGTGACCAGCGTTGAACTGGCCCAGGAAGCTCCCTCTCTGATTTCGTACTGGTCGAGATCGAGGTCAGCAACTGATTGCCAGCTCAGAACGATTCCGACCCATGGATCGACCGTCGCAGAAAAGCCAGTAACGTCGGCTGGAGGAGCGGTTTTCCCAAGCGTGTTGATCGTTGATGAAACGTAGTTTGCTGATGCCGTACCAAACACGCCGATGGCAGTGACTCGGACTTCGTATTTACCAATCGTTGTGTTCAGAATCTCAAAGTCGAGCGATCCGGTTTCATCGACAGTGAAGTTGTTGTCATTCAGACGCCACTCAACACGATAGCGTGTGGCGTTCGCCGCAGCAGGCCAGGTACAGGTTACTTTCGCTCGCACATCTGCCTGGTATCGGTAAAGGCTTTCTGAAAGCGTGACACCAGAGACAACATCCGGAATGGGAGACAGCGAGGAATACGTGCGCGGTTCAAGGACGATGTCGTTTTCGATGGCATCATACTTGTCGGGACGGTGCGACACGGCGACGATTTCATGCTCGCCGTTTTCGTTTTCGACCATCGACAGTACGCGGAACGTCTGAGCCTCAAGCGCGGGAGAAGATGCCACCCAAACCGCTGGAGATAACGGAAGCGGCGAGAGTGCGGTCTGTAACGTGATCACATTGCCAGAGACTGAGCTAATCAGTTTCTGTTGAATGTTGCCGTCAGGGCCTATGACATAGAAATCACCACCACTGCTCACGCCGCCAACTGCGAGAGAGTCAACCGTGACAGTGGTCGATGTCGCCGAAATGATCCGGCCACCGAGACGATTTCCGGCTCGGAACTGATCGGCTACCTTGATCACATCACCAGGTCGGCAGAATGCAGACTCCAAACCCGTTTTGAACGAAACAACTTCAGTCTCGTACCGCTCGGTGTACAGTAGCCACTTTCCAACACGGTGAGCCTGACCGCGCGATGTGCAGCCGAATGCAACTATCTGGGTTTCAATGACACCGTAGCGCGCGATTCCAATGGTGTCCTCAACGTACTCGATTTTCTGTCGGTACATGTCATCAGGATCATTCCAAGTAACCAAGGCAACAGTGTGGCGAGCCTTTGCGCTAGTGCCCTGGTACTCAAAGTTTCCACCAATGACGTTTGCGTTGGTGAACAGGAATACGGGGTCTTTTGGAGCGTCTTGAACCGCAGTGACTACTCCGGTTCCCCAGTACACCATGCCCCGAAATGCGCTGGAGAAATCCTGCAACAGTTTGAATGCTTCCTGCCGAGTGTTGATCCACATGTTGCATGAGAATCGCGGCTCGGTTCCGCCAAATCCATCATCGACGATTTCATCGCAATACTGGCCGATCTGATACAGCGACCATTTGTCGATCTGAGATGCATCGATGTACTTGCCGCATCCGTAGCGATCAGTAGTGAGCAGATCGTAAAAGCACCATGCCGGATTGTTGCTCCACGCAATTTGGAAAGTTCCGTTCCATGGACCGGAGTAAGACAACGATCCGTTTGCGTTCACTGTCGCATTCGACGGTATTCGGATCTTCAGCAATTTAACGTCATATCCGCGGCGCGGTATGGCTCGAAATTGCGATGCGTTGATCTTCAGAGCAATCAGTGCTGAGTTTGGATATCTCAGCTTCGCATCAATCACCTGGGTGTAGGATTGAAAAAACGTCTTGTTGTTCAGTTGAGTCTGCGTCGAATCTGCCGTGATCCTTCGTACTCTGATGTCTCTCGAGGATCCTGTTGGCAGTGGGATCCGAAACTGCCGCTCGTATGCGCTTGCCGATTTTCCGTTGATGGTCTGATTGATCTTTGTGATCCATCCACCACCGTCGATCTGGATGTCGATTGCAAACTGAACAGATGTCCCTCCAAGGTTGCCCTCCGGAGACAGATACGTGAGCGCAGGAAACTGAACCGTCACAACCACACTGGAGATGTTTGGGTTGGTGATCGTTCGCACCACAGGGCCAGTGGAGACCTTCACCTCAACCGCGACTACGGTTTCATTGGCGACCTGGTCAAATCCCGCGATGGTGCTTTGCGTCTGCGTTCCGTTGACAGTCGAATACTGGACGCCCGTGAAATTCGCGGAGCCATCAGGGTTTTCGATTGGCACATCATCCAGATAAATGGACTTCAACCCATTTACCAATCCCTCAATCTCACCTTCACAGATCAGATCCAAGACCTGTGCATACGCAGTAGATTTGAGCGTGTCCGCTTGCTCTGTCAGGCCACCGCCGGATCCGCCCGATTTTCCGCCACCAGATCCTGATATGACTTCCATCAGCGGAACCCGCCCATGAAGAAATCAATCGGGTAAACCGGATCAGGGGTTCCATCAATGCTAACCGCAGCACTGATCACGGCGCTACCGACGATCATGCGCCCGTAGCCCAACGGAACCGCACTGCCCTGTACAGTGGTGTTGATCGGCCCATCGAAATACTGGTTTTCCTTTTTCTCACCAGAGTCCCCCGATTTTGGGGTGGGTGCAAGCATTTGAGCTACACCTGACAAGGTAAGGCCAACACCTATCCAGAACACGGTTGATGCAGAGAAAATCACAACCTCACCGGCCTTGATCACTGGGATCAATTCCGGCTGCATGATTGCGAGTGCAATCAGTGCTGCTCCAACGATGATTCGACCTACCTTTCCTCCACCGTGAATCACCGGGACAATGGAGAACTCACGGCTCATTGGGTACTTCAGTTCATCCTCGGTTATCTCAGCATCGTCTACCAGGCACTGATAGCCCAAAACCGTTTCCTGCATCAAATGCTCTCTGAAGCCCCTGCAATTGGCACTTATCGCCCGAATCGCTTCCGCAGGATCCCGAACATCCAGCTCATGGATGTATCCGAAACGCTTGCCAAGTTCACCATGAAGTCGGACGGTTCGCATGTCTCACAATCCGGACAGTGTGCTTTTGAATCCAGCCACCATAAACATCGCGGCTGGACAATCGGTTCTCGGCATGATGCAACACAAGACCTCCCCCGATCATCACACCAACGTGATTTGGAAAAGGCGAATCCCCGGTTTGGCAGAGGATCACATCACCAATCTCAATTTTCGCACCATCTGGGATGTCGCGAAACCCTGCTGCATGGACGTTATCACCCAGGATGTCGATCCCATCTTTCCAGAAGTTGGGCCACCGAGGAACAGAAATCAGTTCGATACCCCAGGTCCGCAAATACCAATCGCGAACCAGTGTCCAGCAGTCGAGCGCATTCCACGCATGAACCCTGCCTACCAGAGGCGCCTGGAATCCGCATGGAGCGATCTCAGACCATTCCGCTGTAGGCAGCCCCACTATGTGCCACCGCACGCCTGTGGCCTCGCAGGAAGCCCTGTCAGCATCAGATGCTGTCGGAGGTAGATTGATGTGTGAGTGGAAAACTCCGACCACCTCTCCTGCTCGCTCGGCTTCCGCATAGTCGGTAGGAGACAGGATGAACTGGTCCGCAGCCAACATCGAGATGTTTCGGCATTTCCAAAACCGTTCTCGGCCCCGGACAACAACGATGAGACCGCAGGCTTCGCGCGGAAACTGCTCCTGTGCCCAGGCTAGTGCTGCTGCTCTGGTGTCATCGTTCACAGTCGCAGCAGGCCCGCAGCCGGGAACCCACCAAATGGAAGTTCACCGAATCCGAACCGCGCGCGGCAGGAAGACAACCTTTTACCGCAAACATCCGATGCGATGATCGTTGTCGGTTGATCGTTGGTGTCAAACAACTGGGTGATATCGAGCGTTCCAGATCCTGTAACGGTAGCGGCTACCGTGACCGTAAAGGTGCTGGACGTTGGAGCTGTCACCACCATGTATTGACCATCTCCTGTTCCACCGGACAGATTTAGATAGACGGCATCTCCAACTGCCAGACCGTGATTGGTCACGGTAGCAGTAAGGGTGGTGCTGGTAATCGAATATGTTCCTGATCCAAGAGAGTTGCCTGTCCAGTTGCACTCGGGGCCTTTGTAGGTCCAGGGGCAGTAATTCTGGATAACTTGTCGACGCGGCAGACCGACACCTGTCAGATCGAGCGCGGCACTCAGTTCAAATTCAACCTCAATGCGGTTTTCATTGGCCTTCCGATCAACGTAGAAAACGTCCCGAGCGAACTCCGCAGTTGGGTCTGCCGTTGGATTTCTAGAAAACGATGATCCGAGAACTGGTTGATAGGTTGATGGTGGAGTGTTTGTTTCTACTTGTGGACCCCAAATATAGACGCCAGATCCTACCTGACCGGCGTAACTTTGAGTCAATCCAGAAACCAATTGAATTCTTGCGTAAGGAATGTCCGTTCCTAACCCCAAATCAACAGTAACGTAGCATCTCCACCAACCGTTTCCGGCATCAGTCATGCCAAATCCAAGCAACGTGCTTGTGATGGTTCCTGAGATTGTTCCATTTACAAGATCAAAACTAGCCCCAGTGCCAACTCCGGTTTTTGTTACAACCTGCAACCTAACATTCCGTTCAGCACGTTTTGCGTAACAACTAAACGTAACATCTGAACCTTCCGCTAGTGATCCTCCAAACAACTGTCTTATTGATCTTGTGACTGTGGCGGTGTCATTTTCAATAAGTTTGGCAACGTCGCTTGTGCCTAATGGCGAGTATTGCTCTGTTACGTTTTCAGTAACTGCAACAGATGAACTACCAAGCAACCAAACTGTATTAAGGCCGATGCTTTCTGTGTGGACAAGCAAATTTCGCTGAGTCTGGAAATTCACTTCATCCAAAAACTTCTGGAGAGTTCTGATGCGCGTGAACTTGCAACCGATAAGATCGTCATATGTCAGAACTAGCGCACTGATGGTGCCTAAAGCGTTTCCCACCGTGACTTTCGGGCGCGGAAGCTGGCCTTTACCGTTCCACTCAAAACCGGAAGCTTCGATTGGGAACGCTGAGTAAGTCTGGCCCGCCCAGACGATATCGTTGGTCAGTCCGTTTTTGCCAGAATGGAAACGGTAAATCTCTCCACCGATGTTGCTGGAGTCTAGCTCATACAACTCAATGATCGATGATGGCGAGAGCTTCTGAATTTCGCCCGCGACAACATCGTTACCAAAGTTGTCGAGGAGCGCAGCCAGAATAATCAGCATGACACATCAACTGTAGAACAGTTGACCGATGACATCGTTGGCTGCCAACACAGTGGTGTCAGCATCTGCCGCGGCCCCCGTAGTAGCCAACGCGATGCCAGCAGCATAGTGAACGCCAATTGTGGTTGACCAGGTCACTGAGCTATTTGGCGGAATGGCGATAGTGTCAGTGATCGCAGTGGTGCCAACGGTGGGAGCAGCAGCACTGTTGTAGAGCTTCACGTACTTGTATGCAGCAGTTGTGTTTGAGAACTGCCACCCATACACGCGACCAGCAGTTGCCTTTACTGAGGTTGCGTTTGTTGTTGCCGCAGAAACCAATCGGAACCGCGACATTGCGTTCGTAGCGATTGTGCGAACAGCGTTAGACACATCACCGATAAGCGCGGCAGATGCAAGCAAGGCAGTAGACGGTATAAATGGAGCAGGCTCAAACGGATTTGGACTTGGAGCCAAGATCCAGTTTGCGGTGCCGCTGGTGTATGCGGAACACCGAACTCTAAATTGGCTAAATCCTGAGATGTTTGCTCGCCAGGCGCGAGTTTGGTTTGTTAACGCGCCTGATGTAGTTTCACCTGTGTTACTGTCGCTCCGAACGGCAGTGATGAAAAACCAGTTTGTACTATCATTACTGACCTCAAAAGCGAAAGTGGCGACATAAGTTCCCACCACCATAAATGCGATGGAAGACGCATCCTCAAGGCCAGTTACGGTAAGCGACGCTGCGCTGGCGAGAGATGCGGATGTCTGAGCGATAGGGTTGCCTAACGCGACCGTTTGAACATCAACCGTAGTCGCATTTTTGGTGCGAGTGTAGGTGTCGAGGACAACACTCTGTAGGGTTGTCGGAAGCGTGATGTTGCTCATGGTTCAAAGACCTGTTCAAACTTGCAAATGACCGTGTTCAGATTGTATCTGTTTTTGACTCGGTTCCATGATCGGCAGACATATTTTCCAGATATGCCGTTCACATCAACCCAATCAAACGCCAGAACGCCACCTTGTGACTCAAGGAACGTGATGATCGCTGTCGTTTCGGCATCTGTCCTGAGCGTGAACCTGAGATCCCACATCTTGGGGAGATTGTTGATTCCCGATCCCAGGCGTTGCTCGTAACCGTCTCCGAACTTCGCGGTGCGGACAACAGGCGTTACCTCAACAGAGGCGTCCCAATCTGCTGTGTAAGTGAAGGTTGCCATCAGGCCGCCAACAGGCCGCCAGGCCGCTTCTGAGCCAGAAGTTCCTGGCGAACGACGTTCGCGATTGCTTTGCCAAGATCCTTCGCTCCGGCTCCATCAGACTGCATCTTGCTTCCACCGTTTTCGACACTGACATTGACGGTGACATTCTGAGTGCCACCGCCAGCAGATTCAACGCCCAACCGGCCGTTCGACAAGCGTCTCAGAGGCATGATTGCCTCCGGGCCTGCCTCACCCATCACGCCCAACCCGCCGGAGTGTCTGAACGCTGTTGGCGAGGACACAACCCCACCAGAAGCAAAGCGTTGCAGTGTGCCGCCGGAAGAAAATGCTGCGCCATCCGCCGCAGGGAACCAACTCTGGCCTTTCATCCACGCCATTAGTGGAGCCATGATCGCCTGCTGAATGGCGATGCGAGCAAGATCAGAAATGATGGATCGTGCCAGATCGCTGAACGAAAGCTTGCCGGTCATAACAAAATTGACTAGGGCATCTTCTGCTCCTTGGAATGCCCGCGTGAAGGCGTTTTTCATCGCGCCAGCAACGTCTTGTATCTGGTCGAAGTACTCCTGTAGACCGGCTTTTGCTCCGACCATCCAATTACCCTGTGCAGCGTCCAGTTCGCTCAGAGCTTGATCAAAGTCCTTCATGGCTTGGGCGCGATCTTGTGCCAAATCTGCCATAAGATTCTGGAGATCCGAATTTGCCATCCCAGCCCGAATCGCCTCGCGCCGCGCCGATTCGATTGCTTTATCGAGCGACTGTGCAAACTCTGCTCTCTCAACGTCTTTCTTGCCTCCACCCATGATCGCGATGCGTTGTTGTTGAACGTCTCTCACGCGATTGCTCGCGGATTCGCGAAAGCTTTCCCGCATCATTACCGACTTTCCGGCGGCAGCCAGGTCGTTGTATGACTGCGTCAGCCTGTCTGCCTCGCGCGCTCTATCAAGATATGCCTTCTTCTGGTCAGCAGTTGCGTTGCGGAACTCGCCTTCCGTAGTGTCGAATAGCGCCATTGCCTCACGGGATGAATCTACAGCTTCACCGTACTGGTTGAAGTACTGAATCTTGAACCGCAGCTTTGCAATGTCTTTGTCGAGAGAGGTGATCTCCTCACTCATTTTTTTGGCTTCGTTAAGCCTCTCAATCGCTGCCGTGTATTTGTCTGTGAGTTGAGCTGCCGCCATCAAGTCTGCTTTTTCTTTTGCAGATGCTTGTGCGTACTTTCCTTGAGTGGTCTCGTACTCCATCAAGGCCGCCTGGGACTTGCCTACTGCATCTCCCATCGAACTCCAGTTGTCGATCTGGTTCTTCAGTTGGGCATTGGATGCTCCCATGGACTGAAGTTGTGAGGAAATCGAACTCGATAGGTTTTTAGCTTCAGTTGCGGCTTTGTTGCTTTGCTTTTGCGCTTCCTGAGCGTCATACAGAGCAAATGCTTGTTGTCTTACCCTTTCTGTGTATTCCGTTGCCTTAACAATTAAATTTCCATCTGCATCAAACGAAACCAATTTTGCTTCGTTAAGCTTTTCAATTGAAAAGCGATATCTTTCAGACATTCCTACCAACGCAGTCTGTAACTGCATCCCGCGAATTGCGCCTTGAGCTTCGGCAAATTTTGGGCCGTCCTTTACGGCACCACCAGTGCTTTCGTCAAAAAGCAAACCTAATGCTTGCGCGCGTGTCCTTTGTGCTTCGGTTAATTTTCCCGTAGCCATCGCTACGCCAAGTTGAGATTTTTCAAGTTCGCGCTGAGTTCCAATCAGCCTTGTGAACAATTCGTTTGTATCGCCAATGTAAGATTTTAGAGCGGGGTACTTTTCAGTAAGCTTTTCTATTGCCGCCTTGTACCCCAGGATGTCCGGCGCTCCGCTTGCAACAGATTGCTGAAATTGTCTTTGTGCTTCAGCTAACCCTTTTTCTGCTTCAGAACCATCCGCGCCGACACTTAATCCAGACCGTTGGGCTGTTACAGGAGAAAACAACGATTCTGCTTGTGAGCGGGCCTGAGCGGCAGCAAGTTCGTTGGTTTTTAGTGCCGCCACCGCTAACAGTCGATTGTGTTCAACCAACGCTCTATCTTGAGAAATAATTTTCCCAGTAGTCATGTCGATCACATTCGACATGCTTTGCTGCGATTCCGACAGCGCAGATGCTGCCTTTTCTGATTTGCTTGCTCCGCTTGCAAAATATCCAAACGCCAATGCGGCAGCAGTAATTGCCCACCCTACTGGTCCAGCCGACAATCCAAGTAATTTTGTGGCCGAATTCAAAGCTAAGGTAGCGTTAACAGCAAGCGTCGTTTTCAAACCGTAAAGGTTGATTGAAAATTGCAGCGCCCAAATTGCCGTGTTGAGAAAAGTTGCTGCCGCCGCTACTGCTCGAAAAATCAACAACGCGGACAACGCCTGTGCAAGCATAACTACAGAGCGTTTCAAAAAATCTGCATTGTTTGTAAGCACCATAATTGCGCTAGAAGCAAAATCAAGCGCAGCCTTGATGGTGTCTACCGCTAGAACAGATGTCTTAAAGTCAAACCAAGCGTTTTTCAGTTTCCCCAAAGATTGCGCTGCGCTGTTTAACGTCGCCGGATCAATTCCGTCGCCAATTTTGCGAAGCGCAGTAAAAAACTGTTCCGCAGAAACCTTGCCTTCCTTCATTTGCTCCATCAAAGCTTTGGAGGACAGTCCAAGAGCAATCGCAACCTGCTCGCGAATACCTGCAAGGTTTTCCGCCAATTGACCGGAAAGTTCTTCGGTCATCAACTGGCCTTTTGATGAGACCTGGGCCAGCGCGTAGTAAACGCGGTTTGCTCCATCCGCAGACAATTTGTTTGCCAAGATGATTTTTGATGAGGCCTCGAGGTTCTTGTTTACCATCTCAGCGGTGTTGCCGCTCATCTTCAGCGCAGAGGTAAACCGAACAGCCGAACCAAGAGCCTCATCCTGAGCAATGCCAAGAGTCCTAAATGTCTTCCGCAACTGCTCAAGCTGAAGCGTAGACGCCGCGCCAAAACCTATTGAAAGTTGTTTTTGGTAGGCATCAATCTGAATAGTGACGCGAGCAAATTCAGCGATTACGTTAGCAAGTGAAAATCCGGCCAATCCGCCCATAAGCGCGTTCATGGACCGGCTAAGTCCATTCATCTGCTTGTTGACGGTATCGGCGTTTTTGCCGATGGTGTTCAGCTTGCTGCCGAACCGATCAAAAGACTCAGTGCCGGTGACGCTGCCAGAGAGAATGGCTCTTACGTTAAAAACATCAAGAGCCATTGGCCTTATCCTCGCTGATGGCAGACAGTGCGGATCTCTCCATGACGATGATGCAGTCCATCATCTCTTTTTGATCTTCCACCTCGTAGAGCTGGAACATCCACTTGGCTGCGACATAGTCCAACCCGATCAGTCCACCAAAACTGGTGCGCCATTGGGTTTGCAGTCGAAGCCACATCTCGACTGCGGGCCAGTTCTCATCCCAGACTTCAAAATCCTCTGAAGCCTGGGCTTTCTCCATCTCCCGAATCACATCCTCGGGAGCGTTGAGTCTGCGGAGGTCATCGATTGCCTCACGCAGCGAGTCGCTGCCTCTGGCCCAGTAACGGGCAGCGTCCTCTAGTTTTTTCTCTTCGCACCAGACAGGGATTCCATCCATGCCTTGATGACCGCAGCGGCGACCAGTTGCAAACCGAGCAGATCCGCTTTGGCCTTTTCAGAATACGGAATGTCTTCGCCATTTTCCGTAATGCCCTTCCAGCCGATCATCACCTCGCCTGCAACCTCCACATCTCGCAGTTGACCAGCAACTGCTTCAGACATGATTGACTCAATGCGAGTCTGATTCAGCCTGCGGAATTCGGCATCGAAGGTGTGCTTCTCAAACCGTCCTCCATCCGCAGGCAGTTCCACCACAACCGGCCAGGAGTAACTAGCCGTTTGTTTGATTGCAAATCCACATCATAACAATGCCGTCCATGTCCGAATAGGTCGGATTCTGGATGTCCACGGTGGTGTATGCACCGATATCGACAATGGATCCGGCAGTTGCTCCATGGACCAGCGACATTGATCCGTTGGTCGTTCCAAGTGCCGTAGCGAAAAAGTCTTTTGCATACTTGCCAGTGGAAATGGTCGGTGCTTCAAAAACAGTCGTTCCGGCAGCTTTCCTGTCGGTCAGGATGACGCTTTCTGAGTTGACCAGGTTACGGTGAACAACCTCGTTGTTGAGGTTTACAGAAAACTCAGACATCACCGCTGCAAGGCCAAAGAAACTGAAGCTAGGCGTGTTCCCATCATTCACCGCGGTCGGAGTCCGGAATCCCGTGTAGGTCGCAGACAGGTTAGTGGAATCGACCACCGCGCTGTAGACGCCGGTCATGGTAAATTTCGCTACCGGAAGCGACTTCGCATTTACGGTAAATTCTACGTTGCCGCGCGCCCCGAGGATTTTGTGAAGCGGAGAACTCGATTGCACCGAATCTTGCAATTGAGCGTACATCGTCACCGATTCAAACGCAGAACTGATGGGTCGATACGCAACGCCAGGGCCAATAGAATAGGCAGATGCCGCTGCGGGTGACGTTGCAAAGTTTGGGCTGACCGTTGCGATCTTCGTAGTGCCATCGTAGGCAACAATGGTCGAAGAGGATCCGGCGCCGGTGCCAGATGTAATAGACACCGGGAGTCCAACGTAAAGGTTGGTTACCGCGCTTGCGCCAGCAGCAAGCGTAATCGTGCTTACAGATCCCGCCTGGGCGGAACCAGTTACCGCTGCGGCAGTGACAGTCTCCGCAAGTCCGCAAGCGCGCAAGAGCGGTCCGTAAGCCGGAGCTATACCCGCCGTGCCCGAGGATTGAAGCTCAACCTCAAACGACAGACCGACCTTCTGAGCTGCAATGATCTGATCGTAGTTCCCGAAATATGGCCGAACCAGATCGCGCGAGACAATTTCAGCGTCGAGCGGTGTGATGTCCATGTTGCGAATCAACATGGCGTTCGCAGCCACAGGGCTGGAATCTACACCGTAGGTCGTTTCGATTTTTGCCAACAGGATTCGGCGGCGGGACAGAAGTGCCATTTGAGTTACTCCTCAACGGTAGGTTCGATTACGGTCGGATCAGGATTGGGGAGAACAACGTCTTCCGCAGCCTGGGTGCGCTCAACAAGCTCGCGCTCACCCGTTACGGGGTTGAGGATGTAGCTGCCGCCCATGTCCCAAAATTTGTCAACGCTCATGGTTCACTCCTGCGTCAAATCTTGAAGAGCGGTGCGGTAAAGCACCATGAAGTCATAAGTGATCATTCCGGTTGGAACATCACTCTCAACAAACTCCCATGCCGTCGATGTAGGCTGAACGTCATAGGCTAAACCGCCGAGCGTCAGATCCGCAGTCATCTTGGTATGGATCGCTTGCAGAATCGAATCTGCCGCCTGGTCAGGTATCGATGCCCGGACTATAACCGAGACGCGAACCGTGAGCATCCAATCAAGTTTGGGAATGACTGGCTGACTTGCCGAATCTTGCACAGGCTCAACAATGACGGCAGGGGTTTCCCCGCGAGCCATAGGAGTAACTCTGCTGCGGTAAACAGGCGCGCCGATAGAGGGAGCAGACGCAAGTCTGGTCGCAATGTCGGCTAGGATCAATTCGCGCCTGGTTGTCATGGCATCTCAAAAGAATTGGAAAAATGAGGACTGTGACGCGGAGAAAAGCCCCGCAGAAGCAAGCAGTCCATCAGCACCTTCGATGATATTTGCCGACCCCTTGAGGGTCAACGTCGAGGAAAAGAGGATATTGTCGCCAGCCTCGGAAATTGCGACAGCGCCGCGATTTGGCAAAACCGAGATTGAACCTAGTGTGTCGGACGATTCCGTTATGCTCAGAAGGCCAGTAATCGGAATCGCGCCAAGATTAGATACTGCCGAGAGAGTGTCAGACGCCTCGGTTACACTAAAAACCCCGGTGATCGGGGCCGCCCCAAGACTTGATGCCGCTGAGAGACTGTCTGAAGCCTCCGTTACACTGAAAACTCCAGTGATCGGAGCCGCGCCGAGCGTTGAGACACTAGACAATGTGTCTGACGCCTCACTGATGGAACCCTGGCCGATTATTGCAAGCGAGGCGGATCCGGATGCCGTGTCGGCTGACTCGGTTGCAGCCAGGAACGCCGACAGCGTGATGCTCGATGCCGAAACAACCGTGTCAGACGCCTCTGTGGCGCTCAGCGACGCACTGATGTTCTGGCTGGAACTTCCTAGCGCACTCAGCGTGTCATCAGCCTCTGTGGCCGCCAGAGACGCTTGAATTGTGGTCGCAGAGGAACTGGTTACAGTGTCTGCCGACTCGGTCTGTGCAAGTGCAGCCGAAATGGCGACAGATGATGCAGATGCTACAGAGTCAAACGCTTCAGTCAGGCTAGCAGAGGCTTTGATCGCCAGGTTTAATGTCGATCCGACAGAGTCAGATGCTTCAGAAATGGCGGCAGAGGCATTAAGTGCTAGAGCAGATGATGCAGATACGGTGTCAGCAGACTCTGTGATCGTTGCCGCAGCAGAAATGAAAATCGCTGAAACGGATGCAACTGAATCTGAAGCTTCCGTTGCAGAAAGCGATCCGGAGATGCCGGATCCAGATGCTGCCGATTGTAGGAGCAGCAGCAGGGACATGGATTAGCGCCTGCGCGGATTGAAAGAATTTAAAGGGTCGTGCTGCGGGATCGGTCGGCGGTTCGCAGAAACAACGGCGTTCACAGTTGCCTGACGATTGTTTGTGATGATTGTTCCGCCGTTCCGCAGAGATATACCCATCGGGTTTACAAGATCAAGATCCCAGATTACGTGCGTGATGCCGTTGTTGGACTGAGTTCCGCTACCCAAAAACGTCGGAAACTGTCCCGCCCAAATTGGCAAGACCACTTGCTCAAACGCTATTCGCTCAGAATCGACGCCGATTGATCCGTTTGTGTTGTCCAGAAATGCGTTTGCGGCGGTCCCCACAAAATAATCGAAACGACCGATGTCACCTTGAAACGCGACCGTTCCAGATGCTCCGACGTTTCCGACCGTTGGTATCGTGCTGCTTGTTGCGTTACCGCTTCCCGCCGCGGTCTGGTTTACAGTGACCGGGGTTGGAATGTTAGTACCAATTGAGCGCCAAACCTTCCAGTTTGTGACAGGCCCAGTGTTGAAGTTGTTCATTAAGAAGGCAATGAAATGCCACTCGCCCACTACTAGATTGAGACCACTCGTTGTGTGCTGAGTGTCCGTCGTGCGATCAAAAAAAAGATCAACTTCGCTTGTTGTGCTTGCTATCACTGCCCTGTGACTTGTGCCAACGCTCCACAAACCACGCCCCGCCGTTAAGGTGGTCGGGAGCCACCAACCCGCGATCAGCCCCGATCGTTGAGTCGCGCCCCACGGGCTGACGGATTCGGTCCACGTCAGGTCATCGCCAGTCGTTCCGCCGAACGTGTACGACATCAGTTGCGCTCGACATATACGACCAGTTGCAGCACCTCGCCCGAGGCGTTGGTGAAACCATTTCGCGTTATCAGCGTTGCATAAAGCGAGGTTCCGCCGGAGCAATAATATGGAACTGCGAGGTTGTAGGCTTGCGCTATGCGGCTTAAACCTAAGTCGTATGATCCCGCGAGCGGAATAACCGCAACAGACTCTAAAATATCCGCGTCAGCACTAAGACTGAACGGGTTGTTGTCTCCTGCAAGCGTTACCGTTGCATTGTCAAAAAATACAACGTCAAAAGACCCCATTGCGTCGTTGTAACCCTGCAAGCTGACACCCACTATGGTGCCGTTTCCGCCGCTGATACGGGATGCGTTTGCCAGCGTGCAGAGCGTTCCGACTTGATCACCGGCAATGTATGCCGTAGTGCTGGTGCCCGAAACTGCAACGGAAATGCGCTGCAAATCCCGACGCGAAAGCGTATTCATGTTCCCGGTGGAGTCCACCGAGATTGCCGAGTAGTCGCCGTCAACGGTCGAGCCTGAGTTGTGGTTGCGAACGCCGAGAATCAGAACGCCCGTGTCGCCGTCCACGTGCGCGGTATCCAGCCCATTGGTGATGTCGCCGCGATTCCGATCCCAGGTAGTCCCATTGAACACGTAGTTGCGCGAGGAAGTGTGGAGTGAATTGACTCCGTTGTTTTCTGCGTCAGATTGCGCGCTATCAATCGCAATGTTTTGCGACCCATCACCGATGGTGACAGAACCTACCACTCGCGTGACGTCGACCTTGAGACCGTTGGCGGCAGTGACCGTTGCCACATCTGATGCGGTAGAAGGATCACCAATCACCATGACCTGGCGATGCTCATCAACGCCAGCTCCAACCGTCCTGGTGTCGATTTTTGTGCCTGAGCCAGCGGTGATGCTTACATCTGAATCGGCCATGTTTTACGCATTCCCGGCAGTAAGCGTGAACGTCGTGACGGTGAATGACTGACCAACAGCAAAAACTGTGTTGTCCACCGTCATGTCACCACCACCACCAGTGGCAGTTACCGTGCCTTGGATGTGGCATGTGGTGCCGCCGGAATCGTAAATCCGGAAGTGCCCAGCCGTGCCAGCAGCATCAGCACTGGCATCTTGCCAGGTGCCAAGCAGTGTTTTGGTGCCGCCGCTTGCGGCGTTCATCCAATCGGATGGAAGGTTCACAGTTGCCAGAACAGTGCCAGAGTCTGCCGTCGCACAAGTAGCCGGAACGGTGCCAGAACGAATTCGCAGAATTGCAGACGTACCCGTAGCAGTTTCGACTGCATCAAGCTTCGCGTTGCGAACAGAAACAGAGTATTGCAGTGCCATTTTTCACCTCAAGTTTGAGTGACTGCCGCCACCAGATACCATTTTATCCCGAATCCATCAAAGATGAACCCGAGGTGTGTTCGTTTTCCAGCCGTAGTAGATGTGGGGAGAGGAATTCCTCCTGCGGCATAAGCAGTTCCCCAGGACAAAGATCGAGCGGATCCGTTGTCGAGTATGCGAATGATCAATCGCTGCCCGTTAACCGGGGTTCCGGTTGGATTTGCAAAGGAAACTGCGGATGCCAATGCATCAATGCTGATGAAATCGAACTGATCAATATCGGGCGCGACGGTAGTGGCGGTAGTGATGGAACTGATTCGCAGGCCGCCCGCTGGCCCTTGAGGTCCAGTGGTGACCACTTGAACGGTAGATGGCTGCGCCGACGATTGAACGACAACCTGGTTTTCAGTGGTCGTTACGGAAACCGTTGCGACGGTTTGCGAAACCGTCACTGAACTCATGTGGTATATCCGAGCGCCAGCGTTGCCGCGCCGCGCAGCCAGTAATCCCGAGTTCCGTCTGGATTGGTAACCAGCAGATCCCACACGCCTGACGCGCCCAGCAGAGCGGTAACCGTATATGCCAGACTGAGTTTGAACTGCCCGTTGGGACGATCAACCCATGTGACAGTGAAGTCGGAAAGTTTTCTGCCCTTGCCTTCTGTCCACAGCTCCGCGTCTACCGTGTAGGAGTTCATGTTCAGATTCACACCAGCGGAATCTTTGAACTGAAACTGCATGGAGAACGTCGCGTTTTGCGGAAGCTCAATATCGAGGCTGGCAGGAGTGATCATGTCTTGCTTACCAGTAGTTCGCAAAACAGACCATCGTCAATCATGCGGGCGTCGCGCACTGCATACGCAAGTCCACTGATCGTGAGCGCATCACCGTAGACAGGCATTCCCGCGCTCGGTGTTTTGATCGTGAGAATGTAGTTGTTCGTCAAAACCATTCCCTCCGCGACAACATTCGTTGGCGCATCAAAAATGCCTTTGACGGTCAACCCACCGACAACAGCAGTGACACCAAAATCAGACAGGAACTGGTCGAGATCATTCAGCCCCAGCATCTGCTGACTTCCGCTTTTTTGCAGGAGGTGGAACGGTTTCGATCATATGTGCGACCGCCGCGGCCTGCACATCATCCAGATCGATAACATCACCAGGCATGTGAATGACATCGCCAATTTTCGGATAGAAGTGTTCGCGGACGCGAAACTGCGCCATAAGGCCCCCTCAAAAGAAAAGGCGGCGCGGATGTTACTCCGCGCCGCTGATCATCAGGTCGCGAGGATGTCGGTGATCGCTGCAAACGATTCGGGATGCCGAACTGCGATATCGCAGGTCTGCATGGCGCGAATGTCCACCGAGCCAGCGGTGTAGCCAGAACCGTAGGGGTTTGGCAGGATTTCAAGACCGCCCCACATCCCAATGACCAACTGGCTGAAGTCGCCATAGAGCAACGCGGAGCAAACGGCGCCAGAAGTTCCCTTGACCAGGTTCGACGGCACCTGGTTACTGCGCGCACAGGGGAAACCGTTAAGGTTTCCAGCAGTGCCAAGCGTGCCATTGAAGCGGTCAGTGGTCCAAATGTAGTCGGCCTGAGCCGACTTCAGTTGTTTGAGGGCCGCGATGACTTTGGCGTTGGTCAGGTAATACATGTTGCCGCTCAAGGCGTTGGCAACATCCACTGCGCGCTCCAGCAGGAAAATTTGATCCAAGCCGGTGGTGCCGCTGGTCGCTGCGTTCACCAGTGCAGCACCGTTGGCACCCATTGCTACGGAGCCAATGCCGCTGGTGTTCAGAATGCCACGCGGCTGGCCGGAAGCGCCGCTGCCGCTGATAGCAGCAGAATCGATTCCGAGAGCCATCACGCGCGCGAGGTCGTTACGCACGATGGTTTCGACGACCAAGCCCGACAGCATCGTCGGACCCATCTGCATGATCATCGCCCGGTTGCGGAGAACCTCAATGAACGATGCCGCAAGCAGATCGGTGGCAACGGTAGCGCCGCCAGTGCCCGTGGCGCCAACCGCGTAACTTGCGCGCGTGTCCATACGCAGGTTCAGAGGCATGAAAAAGCCGTTCGTATCGCGACCGCTTTTCTGCGCCAGCGACCGCGAAACTTCCTGTTCCAGGCCAGCCTTGCTCCAATCGCCAGAACATGCGGCGTTGATTGCGCGCACGATGGAGTAGCGTTGTGCTTCGGAATCCGACATGTCAACAGTGCCGCTCTGAACGCCACCGCTCACCGGAACCTGTTTGGCCCCAGCAATTTCCAGAAAAGCTGCGCGGGCTTCCTCAAGCGAGCGATTGCCATCGATCAGGGAGGTCGCGAGATCGTCGCGTTGAAACTTGTCACCGAGAGCGCGGATCGAGGTGATGCGCGTGCGCTCGGCAGCGACTGCTTCGGCGCGCACCGCCGAAACGTCAACGGCAGGGGCCGGAACAGGTGCGTCGGACATGGTTTTTTCCTCAGAAATGGAAGGAGAAAGAGAACGTACAACAACTTCGCGAGGATCCTGCGAGTCATCTCTGCCGATCCCAATGGTGGGGTCTGCCGGGATGCTGACACAGGACACTTCCATGGGAACCCACCTCGTTGCGGTGTAGGTTGGGACTCCCGAACGCTTTTCCTCGACCATGTCGAGAATGCGGTATCCAAAACTGACGTTGCGGATGATTCCCGCGCGAACGTCACTCAGAATTTCTTGCGCTTTCTGCGATGTGCCAAATCGCACCGTCGCATAGCCGCGCTTGTCGCCGCCAATGCGCGCGTTTTCCACAACCCCGATGATTTGATTGGGATCGTGATTCCACAACAGTGGAGCCGCGTCATTCAGCCTGCTGAGATCGGCGGCGCCTGCATCGTGAGACAGAACTTCATTTCCAAACCACCGCTCAACCGCAGTTTCGCTCGAAAACGAAAACTCCATCCGCGTATCGTCATCCACAGAAAGTTCTGCGGAAACCGCACGCTTCATCACTGGCAATGTCAATCTGGTCTGATCCATGTGGCGAATATCTCTTTTTTTCACTCAGGAGGCAACATCGCTTTCTGTTTCAGTCGAACCATTTTCCGCTTCCATTGCGTCATCTGGCGCGTCAGGAGAATCCTCAATTGGTGCGGGTTGCGCTTTTCCTGCGTTGTCCACAACCTCTGGATCGGTATCAAAAATCAATTCCAGCTCGTCGCACAACTCAACCTCGCGAGCGCGGGTTTCAAGCAATTCCTCAAGGTCACCACCGTTCTGCATAACGACATCACGCAGAGTCATAAAGCCTGCTCGTACAGCAGTCTTGTAGGCATTGATTTCCTTGTTTGGATCGACCCAAGCCCATCCGCGCGGAATCCACCGGACATCCTCGTAGCGATGCCGATCCAGTTCATAACCAGGAAGTGACAGCGTGTTCGACATGACTGCCATTTCGAGCCAGGCCTCAAACACTCGCTGATGAAATGACTCAATCATCCACGATTGAAGCGTGCGCCATGTGTCACGATCATCCAGCAGAGCAAGCCTGCTGCTGGAGTAGTTGGATTGCGAGTAATCCTTCGACAGCGTCTCGTAAGACACGCCGACGCCCGCGCTCACGCCTCGCAGCATGTAGCGCATGAAGGGATCGAGCAGTCCTGACGGTCGGGTCGGCGCAAACGGTACGAAACGCTCCCCTGGCGCAAGTGTCCGAATCTGTCCCGGCTCAAAACTGCTGACCCGCTCACCGTTGACGATTTCCTCGCCCTCAAACTGCGGATCCGGAGTCTCAAGAAAGCCCATCTGACACGCGGATGCGCGAGCCGCGATGACCTCGGCTTCCTCAAATCCCGTCATGTGACGCAGTCGGATCAACGCGCTTGCGAACCATGGCACCCCGCGCGTCTGGTCTGGTCTGTCCGTTCTGAACAGATGGATGACCTCTGCGGCTGGAACGCGAATCCGCGCCTGAGTAGCGGCTCTCCCACTGGTTGCTAAATCTCCTGGGTGCAGCTTCCAGAAGTGGTACGCGACAGGACGCTGCCATTCATCGACTTCAACGCCCATGCGGATAGTGTTGCCGGTGATGATGTCGCTGCCATTGAAGTTCTCATCAAGGTAGTCAGCCTCAATGACCTCAAGTGAAAGCGGAATCGGTGATCGACCAAACGGTCTGCGGATCATCCGAACGAAAACTTCACCCGATTCGGCAGCAGAACGCACCAGAAGGCGCTCAATCTCCGAGAAGCACAGCTTGCCAGCAGTGTGGCAGCTATCTGCTCGACCCCAACGATTCCAGGCAGTCTCAATCGACTGATTGAGTGCGCTGTCGAGCTTTCCAGCCCCGCGCCCTCGGACCCGCGATACCTGAGACTGAACGCGAACACCCTGTCCGATCACGTTATTCTGGATCGCTCGCAGCGCGTTCGACACGTAATCGTTGTTGCGTGCGAGATCCCTGACGCGGTTTCGCAGCGTCTGAATCGCCATGCGCGACTCTGAATCCTGCGAGGTGCTGCTCGCGATCCAATCGGACATAGTCCGACCCCAGGCCGCGCCAGCATAGGCTCGCTTAGGGTTCGCCGCAGGGCTTTTCTTGGAAAACGGCCAATACCATGCCATCAGCGGAATCTCACGTACATTTGTCGAGGATCCCCAAGACCGTTCGCGATGTTCTGCGCGGCCTTTTCCATGTAAACCTGACGCTTCAATGAGGACTCAAGCGTCAACAGCGCGGCCATGTCTTCTTTACGCAGCCTGCGCGTGCCAATGGTGTATTCGATTGCCGTTCCACCGGAAATGCGCGCTGAAATTTCCGCCTGCACCGCAGCCAGATCGATTTCAGTCTGAGTTCTGCCGTCAAATCCGGCGACCGCTGTCGCAAGGTTTTTGACGATGCGGAGACTTCCGCTGCCAATCGTAATGACTTGGGTGGCCTTGGTAACGGTTGCCTGCCAGAAGTAGTTCGCGCTTTGCGAGTCATTCATGGCTGCGGTCTGAGCCGCACTGAGCGTCGTTTCCCAGCCACTGCTGTAGGCAGTTGAGACAACGCTCAGGGTGGTCGGGCCGCCGAAATAATAGGTCAACGTCCAATCAGCAGACGATATGGCATTCCCCAGATTGTCCTGGGTTGAGATGTCACGCCATGTGACTGAGTTGCCTTGAACGATTTCGGCAGGGATTTCCAAATTTTCACCAGTTGGTGACAAACGATGATCTCGACTGAACGATACCGGCACGCTTGCTGTTTTGCAACGCCGCACCGGAGGAGGTCAAACGCTTTGGTGTCATTTTATTCTGCATCTGATCCCAAATGGTTTTCCGGTTATAGCGAAAATAGAGCGACTGCATTGCCGCCAAGGCATAGACAAAACAGTCCAGCGCCTCGTTGCGCGACCCAGATTTCTTCACCCACTCGCGAGTCGCATAGCCCCTCACATATCGCGTCCGGAGCTTTTCGGAGGTCAACTGATCGAAGTACTCAGTGTTGAGGGCGGCATGGAAGTGAACAAAACCGGCCCCAGGCTCAGTGAGCTTCAATCGAGAATATATGGTCGCCTTCGCAGTGTCAGTGCCGACAGGCCACACCTCGGCTCCGTTCTTCAGCGTCTGCTGCCGCCAGTTCAAATCCACTTTGGTGGGCCTTCCGAGGATCGGCTTGTTTTTGAGAGACACGCCCTTGATAGCCATCACGTTCAAATTCTTATGCTCGCGCGCGAACGCATACACCTCATGCGTGAAGTGACCACCAGAATCGATACAGGTGGCCGCGATCTGAACGTCCTCGTAGTCCTCATGC